TACCACACGCAGAATCTTGAGTTCCTTGATAGGGCTTACGACTTTGACGAGTTCGGTGACATCGACAATGAGTTCGATGGGCTGACCATCCACGAGCCAGACAGCGAGGCCGCACTCTGGGCCTTCTGCACAGGCTACGACGCCATTTAATTATTTTTTAGGAGAACATCATGGGCCAAATGAAGAACCAATACCTTGAGCAACTGGATGCGGGCATTGCCGACCAACCTGAGACTGTAACCATCTATGTGCTGACGATGGGCGGCAAGCCCTGCAATGCCTACATGGACAAGGCCGAGGCCGACTACGAGGCATGGCTGTGCAACCAAGCCGACGCATACAGCGACAGCGAGGATGACGCAATCAACATCTTTGCTGTGACCGAAGTCCAACTGCTCACATAACAACCCACCCATCCATTGGAGATTAACTATGAAATCAATAACTGTCGAGATACGCGAACAGTACGGCAACCAAGTGTTCTACCCCGCTTGCGAAGATGCCATGCGCTTTGCCGCCATTGCAGGAACAACGACTCTGACTGAGCGCGTTCTGACGTGCGTGCGGGGGCTTGGCTATGACATCACCTACACATACACAGAACCCAAGAGGAACCTACCATGATTCGGGAATGCACATACATCGCCGTGATAGGCGACCTTGAGAGTGGGTTTTTCTTTGTCGGGCCGTTTGTTTCATTCAAAGAAGCTGAGGCCTCAATACTTGCTGACCCATCCATCGAAGAAGGATGCACTATCTCATACCATGCTATGTACCCGCCCGAAACGCAAGAGACATGGGAAGAACGCATTGCTAACTACAAATTAAAAAACCCTGAGGAGAACGAAGAATGAGTGCATTACTAGTTGCAGGACTGACCCTGCTCGGGAGCATGTGCATCGGCGCGGGGCTTGGCGCAGAGGGCTACATCGGCAATGCGTTGCTTATCTGTGGCGGGTTTCTGTTCGGCATCGTCGCGCTAATCTGCGTTCAAGACCATGAGGAGAACAAGTATGAGTAAGAAGAAACTAAAACCAACCGCTGAGGATTGGATGATTATTCGGTTGCTACGAAGATGGGCTACACAACGTGTATACCACGGCCCCCTGCTTAGTGCTGATGCGATGCGCGTTGTGGACTACATGACCGACAAACTAGGGGAGAAGACCCTCGCGCGTATGGCTAAGCGAATTGATGAAGACACACCTGAGGAAGAAAGAACCTATGTCCGTTGACCACACCCCACATTGCCGCAAGTGCGATGAACAGTATCCCACTAAGAGGTGGGCTCTTGGTTACAAGATGTGCATCCCATGTGCAGAGCAGGAGACCGCACCTGTTCGCACCATCGTACCCATGGCGAAGTCCAACTACATCCTAGTGACTGACCTAACCCTTTTGAAAGGACTAAACAAGTATGCGAGCCAATGATATGAGCCACATGGCTGAGATATTCCTCACGCCATTGCTACCTTACAAGGAGTTCTTAGTAACCCACGGCGAACACCAAGCACAGCTAATGCAAGGTGGCAAGTTGGGTAAGCACTTCCACGCGCGGTACGAGTTCCCATGCGGGACAGAGGTGTCTGTGATAAGCGGGCCGCTGTTCTATTGCAGCCCCGATGCGCCGTATGAGTACAGGATAGGCGGGGATGAACCCGTAGGGCATCAGACAGATGAGGAGTTGTATCTCTTGCTCACGAAGATAGTAGCGGGCGAGATACGGCGCACCAATGAACCACCTAGTCGCCACATGGGTTGGGAGGCAGACGATGACGCGCACCTAGACCCTGCACTTAGAGGCGATGCCGCGCACCCTGTGCCTACTTTGGAAGAACTTATGGGGAAAGTGAAGACACACATGAAACATCTGACTCATAGCACAGAGCCTCTGAGCCTAAACTTACTTAAGAAAGTTACCCGAAAGCCTTGACTCATATGTCAAGTTGTGTTATACTCAAAGCAAGTCGGAAGGCGCACTTAGCGCGGCCTGACTTAGTGTCCCATGGCAACATGGAGTGTTAATTAAATGGAGATTGAAATGGAATTGCAAAAGCCTCAGCACCTTATCAGCTTGGCATCGTCGGCTGTGCTTGTGTGCGTAGACATCAATGTGTGGTCAGCTACCAAGCAAGACCGAGCCATCAGCAATGAGGTCACTACCGCAAAGAACGCGAGTAAGAACGCTGGCCGGTACGTCAAGCACCTGTTGGCAGACCATCCCAAGCACAAGGCGTTGGCGAACTATCGGCAGACAGTATATAACTGGCTTCAGCGTAGGACGTACCCGTGGAATAAGGGCAATCACTTGCTCCCATCGGTAGATATGCCTGTCTTTATGAAGGAGTACCACGAGCATGAGACGCAGTTTGCCACGCTGAAAGCCGAGTTTCTTGCCGACTACGATGCCATCGTGTCCAACATGGCGTTCAATGCGGCGGGCATGGGTGATATGTTCAACCGCACAGACTACCCGCCCAAGGAGCAGTTGGAGCATCGGTTCGACATCAGGCTATTCGTGTCTGAGGTTCCCATGAGTGATTGGCGCTGTGGGATTGCATCTGACATCGCTGAGGATTTGTTTGCTACATACAGCAAGCAAGCCGAGGAAATAGTCTCCCATGTCATGGTGGAACAGCAAACAAGGTTCATCGAAGTGATGAAGTCCATCAGCCATTGCTGCGGCGTGGAGGACATGGGCGTGGATGACAACACAGGGGAGACCAAGGTTAAGAAGCGCAAGATTTACGACAGCACTATCCAAAAGGCAAAGGAGATGTGCGAGTCGTTCAAGCAGTTCAACCTGACGGGCAACGCGGAATTGGAGGAAGCGCGTGCCTCATTGGAGATTGCCCTCATGGGCGTGGATGCGGAGTTAATCCGCGATAGTGACGCTGTGCGTGCGAATGTGAAGGGGGATGTGGACAGCATCCTCTCGAAGTTCGGCGCGTTTGCGTGTGTTTAGTTGTTAGTTCTAGTAACCATTAAGTTCAACATCAGTTAAAGAAAGTTTTAATCATGTCCAAAGTCAATTTCACCCAAACAGTAACCATCAAGGAACTGCGTAACATCATCCCACTCATCGGTGGGGAACTAACTGTGGTCGTACAGTCCGAACCCGGTTGTGGCAAGACCTCGCTGTTATCTATGATTGCCATGGATAACGGGGACAAGTGGCGTTCACCGCGCGATGGCACAAGCATCGAAGGCGACAAGTACGACTACATCTATGTTGACTGCCCTGTCAAGGACATGAGCGACATCGGCATGACCATCCCCAACCATGCGACTCAGCAGTTGGAATACTATGTGTCAAGCCTGTTCGACATCCACAACGGCAAGCCCAAGGTCATCATGCTCGATGAGTTTATGAAGTCACCCAAGCTGTTGCAGGTTATCTTCACACGACTCATGCTTGAGCGTATGGTGGGCGATGTGCCGTTGCCTGAGGATGTGGTCAACAAGCGCAAGTCCATTGTTGTTGCAACATCTAACAATGCAAGCGATGGCGTGGGTGACTCGATGCTTGCCCATGCAGGGAATCGTGTGTGCCTTGTCCGCATGGCGAAGCCTACCCCTAACGAGTGGCTTGAGTGGGCTACCGAGTATGGTATTTCCCGTGTCATCCGTGCGTGGGTTGCTATGTTCCCGCGAAGCTTGGCGTCATACACCGAAGGCGATGCACAAAAAGATAATCCGTATATCTTTCACCCAAACAAGGGGGCGTTGTCCTTTGTCTCTCCGCGCTCATTGGCGAAGTGCGATGTCATCGTGCGTAACCGCGATGCGTTGGGTGAGCATGCTACGCAAGTTGCGTTGGCTGGCACGATTGGTCACAGCGCGGCGGGTGACATGGCTGCGTTCTTGGCGTTGGAGAAATCCTTGGTTGATGTGAAAGACATCGTCAAAGCGCCGTCAACCATTGACTTGCCTAAGGACATCAGCGCGCAGTTGATGATTATGTTTCAAGCAGTAGATGTATTGGAGACGCAAGACCAACTGAGTAAGTTTATGGAGTTTGTTGAGCGTATCCCATCGAACGAGATTCAAGGTGTGTTCTTCACCATGATGATGCGGACAGCCAAGTCCGTGAAGTTGGCTCGGAACAATCTCAAGATTGCTGAGTGGGCTAAGAACAATCACGACTTGTTCTAATCAATTTCCCACCGATGGGTGGGGTTTTATTTACAGGAGGTTCTATGGAATTCAGTATGGCTGAAATGTTTCTTGGCGCGTGGGCAATCGTAATGACGATGCTGTGGGTCAAGGCGCGTGAGGAGTTGCGGATGTTTAGGTACATGACTATCCATCATCTGCGTAGGCTCTACAAGAAGGAAGTCCGACTTGTGGACGATGGTAATGCTTTTATTTTTGAGGAGATTAAATAATGTTGAAAGACGCACAAACCGCCCGCATCAAACGGGCCCACATGACTATGTTCAAGCACCCGCAGACTGCGCTTTACTCGGGCGTGATGCTGATGGGTACAAGTGCCGTGGTTGACCATTGTCCTACTGCATACACCGATGGGGTGAACAAGCGGTACGGGCGCAAGTTTCTTGAGCAGATAACTAAGGAGTCACAGGTGCGTGGGTTGGTACTTCACGAGAACCTGCACATCGCGCTCAAACAGATGCCGTTTGGCATGGCTATGTTCAACGAGAACCGGCAGATAGCAAACCTTGCCGCTGACTTTGTGGTGAACGACATCATTGTCTGCATCGATGGGACAGTTAATAACTCAAGCGAACGCTTGGTCGAGCTGCCGGATGGGGGTGTGTATGACGCGATGTTCCACGACTGGTCGATGCGTGAGGTGTACAACTATCTGAAGAAGCACGCGAAACCTAAATGCAAAGGCAACAAGCAAGGCGGGTCAGGCGGTGGGCAAGGTAATGACCCATCCCGAGGTGGGACACAAGATAGCCAAGAGCAGGACAAGTGGGAGTCGGTGACTGTTAATGGCAAGACTTATGACTTGTCTAACTCAGACGAGCACGACTTCATCGACATCGGCAAGCTATCCCACGAGGAACGCAAGGAGTTGAACGAGGAGATTGACCGAGCGTTGCGCGAAGGCGGCATCCTTGCAGGACGTATGGGTGGCAAGATGCCCCGAGCCATCTCCGATATGTTGGAGCCGAAGGTTGATTGGCGTGATGCGTTGCGCGAGTTTGTCTCTGCATCGGTGCGTGGTAAGGACGAGTACACATGGCGTCGCATGAACAAGCGTCACATGGCTAATGACATTTACTTGCCAAGCATGGACAACGAGACTATCGGCGGGGTTGTCGTGGCTATTGATACTTCTGGTTCAATTGGTGAGAAAGAGTTGAACGAGTTTGCTACAGAACTGGTCTCTATTTGTGAGGTTGCCACGCCTGAGAAGGTAACCATCATTTGGTGGGACGCTGAGGTGGCAGGGACGCAGGAGTTTTCCGGTGACTACACCGGCCTTGCATCCATGCTCAAGCCACAAGGCGGTGGTGGAACTAAGGTCTCATGCGTGAGTGAGTACATAAACAAGGAACGCATCAATGCGGACTGCGTGATTGTGTTCACCGATGGCTATGTCGAGGACAGCGTGACATGGGACATCTCTAGTCCAACCCTGTGGATGGTCACGCAATGCAAGTCGTTCGAGCCTCCATCGGGTAGGAAAGTCATGGTGGATTATGACGATTAGGATTTCAATGAGTGGGGCAAAAACATTGGAGTTTTATCCCGAACAGAAGATGAGGTTCTCGCGTCAAGTGGCTGAGGAGTTGCTACACCGATACGGAGCCTTTGCTCACATGCACGCCCTAGAAGCCATGGATTCCCGTGACCAAGAACATTCACGAAGGTTATGGCGCGATGTGTTGACAACACTAGATGAAATTATTAACGAAAGGAAGCAAGATGATAAACCTGAGTTACGCACGGCTGAAGCGGATAAGCCATGACGAGAAGCCCTATCGGGGCAGCACCAATCGGTTCCCCATCATGGGGCGCAGACAGAACACTAAGTACTTCTTAGCTGAGGAGGAGAACGGCGAGACCATCTTCAGAGTTATGAATGGATGGATTTACTCCCAACTACCCATCACGCTTGAGGAAGCCGCTGAGTTCACGAATCAGGGTAAGAATATTTACTATGACTCAACCAACGGGCAAAACTATCTGTGGGTTCACAAGCCCCATGAGATGGGCGTTGTGCGTTCGGACGATACCTTTGAATTCACAGCGAATGGCTACCCCCAAGGTGCGCGTAAGTTCCTTAGCGATACAAGCTATGGGTACTTCAGTAACGACTCACGAAGGGGTGGGATGGTATTCAACAGCGCGAGGAACGGGTTTTATCCCATTCACAAGGGTATGCGGGTGGACACCAAGACCATGAAGCCTACGAAGGACATCACCATCATCGGTAGGTCGGTTGATAGGAAAGCATCTAAGAAGCTAATGGCTGAGCATCAGGACTTCTTCACAGTGACTGAGACCATGTGCAAGGCTATGACTCTTGAATCATGGTTGGACACAGCTAAGACTATTTATCTTGAGTATGAGATAGAACATAAATTGAATACGGAAATCTTAGTGCTTGCTGAAGCAATGAAATCTTCCGCACCGCTTGATGCGATGACCCTCTATGCGTTTGGTGTGAATAGTGATTTCAGATGGAGGATTAAAAACCCATCGTCATGGCATCACCACAAGGAAGCGATTGAGGTATTCGGCGCGATGAAGGCTAGGCTGTGCAAGCAAATCTACAAAGAGAACAAGGACACATTTAAGACTGTGACCTATGAGGCGGGCAAGGTGTACCCGCCTAGCGAGTGGGGCTACACCCTAATGGTTGATGGCGTTGAAGTTGAACAATACGGACATGGAGTATGAGCATGACATTATTTCTTGATGGATATGAGAACGACGAAATCAAGCTGAAGTTGATGGAGTCACCTGCGTTCCCACTGGTGCGTGAGATTGTGTTTAAGCACGGCTTGCGCGTGGCACGGCAGACCAACACGGGGTGGTTGATGTGCAACCAATACGGCATCGCCGTAGGCAAGGCTAACTGCACCAAGAACCCCGAAGGCGTACTGGAATACACATGGCGTTCGCCTTACTACATGAAGGAGCGCGGCTCAGACAGGGCTGACAAGGAGACTATCCATAGCGCAAAGCTGTCCTCATTGATGGGCGTGCTGAAAGCTAAGAGAGTCATCCCGTCAGCAGTAGTAATGATTGACCGCAAGATGAAGATGCTTGGTGCGCCGGTACGCTACCTGAGGCGTTCGCTTGGTAATTCAAAGAAGGATGTTGCCATGCACTCCGACACTGTTCACGCTTTGCTTGCCTACTACTTGCATGGCGAAACCGATAGTCGAGGACTATCAATCGACCGAAGTGAATGTAAAAATTTACTTGACAAATGTGATAATGCTGATAGCATCAAGCGCATGAAAAATGAGAAATGCAATGCGTTCTTCCAAAACCCTTTCTACATGATTGGCGTGGACGAGTTTGGCGACTATCTCATTGGCAAGATGCGTATGTCTCCGAGTGATGAAATTGAAGCCAAGGTGGAGATTATTGAGCAGTTCAAGCGTTACAAATCCATAGAGGAGTACCCTGACCTAATTCCATTTATGACCATGACTAAAGCAGTCTATGAGAACAAACAGCAGCACATACATTGTGGGCTACCAATTGTGGATGAGTACAACGATTCACTTGATGCTGTGTTCTTCTACGACACGCGCCCGACTCACTACGACCACATTTATGCGGTGACACCATGCTGACCCCTGAGCGCAAAGTCAAGGACAAAGTTAAGAAGGTACTCAAGGAGTTGGGTGCGTACTACGCCATGCCTGCTACGGGTGGGTATGGTAGTAGCGGTGTGCCTGACTTTCTTGTCTGCTACTGCGGGCGGTTCATCGGGCTTGAGTGTAAAGCTAATGGTGGCAAGACCACAGCGTTGCAAGAGAAAAACCTACACGACATCCGCAAGAACAGCGGCATCGCGTTTGTGGTTGACGAGAACAACGTCGGTGACTTGCGCGAATGGTTAGTTGAGTCTTTTACAAAGGGAACCGAATGAATGAACAAGATTTAGAGCAACTGCGAGAAGTCCATGCGGGGCTTGCAATGGTAGGTCTTTTGATGAAAGGAGTTTACGACGAAGACATACCACGCCGCGCGTATCAACTAGCAGACTCTATGTTGACAACGAGGTCAGAATCCGCTGGCATCGTATCCGTTAAACGCCATCTAAAGAAGGAGAAGGCAAATGACACTAACTAAATTGAAATTGAAGAAGCACAAGTGGGGCGCTATGCACGACAAGATACGCGCAATCGCAGAGGCATTACACAATGGGCAGAAGCCCGATGCAAAAAAGATTGCTGAGCAATACAAATGCTCAAGGAACTATGCCTACCTGCTTGTCGCAGAAGCACGCAAGATGACCGGCATAGCTAAGCCCCCATCCAAGGGTGGGTCACAACTTAGTCGCGCAGTAGAGTTGAAGAGGGCGATGGCAAATCGACCATTACCCATCACGATGGAAGAGCCTAAGGCAGACATGGTGAATCACCCTCCGCATTACACCGCAGGGGGCATCGAGACCATCGACTTCATCCAAGCGAAGCTGACACCTGAGGAGTTCCGTGGCTATCTGCGCGGCAATATCTTGAAGTACTCTAGCCGAGCAGGACTCAAAGGCAACGCAGACGAAGACCTTAGCAAGATGGTGTGGTACGCCAACAAGCTGAAGTCCCTTTCCTAAACCCTTCACGAGGCATGGTTCGCCATGCCTTTTTTTGTATCTATTGAATTTGTTATTTAAGGATAAGCCAATGATGAACGGGCCATACACCCCTACGATTTCTCTTATGAATAGCGGAACTACCAACACCATTACCGCATCAGTCAATATGCCGCCACAGAGAACACCATCTGATGTGCATGAGTATCTTATGCAGATGGGTTTTTCCCCCATAACAAACAACGGCGGTAGCACTGTATGGGCGCGCAATGAATACTACTACACATGGGAACAAGCCGTAGCGTATTGCCTCATCAAACCATTCCTCAACCCCTAAGGAGATAACGATGCTGACCGGACTAGAGATATTGATAGCGCGAATGAAAGACCACCCCGACGAATTTGTTAAGCAATGCAAATGGGATGGACTAATAGAGGACTTTGCGGGGCACTTCACCGAAGAAGAACGTACCGCATACAACGATGCCCGTATGGCGATGATGCGTGACCTGTTCAACGAGGCGGTACTCAAGCGACTCGCGGGCGAAGATAATGAGGGTCAATCACAACCTAGCACTGCGAAATACAGAGCACAAGAAAGATATGGCTTTGGTGCGACAGACCCCCGAGCCATATTTGGACAGGCCATAGCAAAGCAGGAAGGACAGCTAGTAAACAACTCATCGCTTGCCAACTCATCGCTTGCCGCGAAACAAATTAACGCTGCAATGCAACAAGAGGCCTACAAAACCGCCACGCAACAACGGATTTATTCCGAACAGCAAGGGCTATTACAAACTGGTAGCACCCGCCTCTTTGGATTATGAGCATCATCACGCTTGATTTTGAAACCTACTACACCAAGGGGTTAGGGTTCAAGACTCAAACCACCGAGGAGTATGTGCGCGACAGACGCTTTGAGGTAATAGGCGTGGGCGTGAAGATAGACGATGCACCGGCTACATGGTTCTCAGGGACTAAGGCTGAGATTCATAACTATCTGTCCACGCTCCCGTGGGACACTAATGCCCTGCTGTGCCACAACACCTTGTTCGATGGTTGCATCCTTAGCTGGCACTTCGGGGTCAACCCTATGTTCATGCTCGACACACTTTGCATGGCGCGGGCACTTCACGGCGTGGACGTAGGTGGGTCACTGGCATCACTTAGTGTGCGCTATGGCATCGGGCAAAAAGGCGACGAGGTGGTCAAGGCTGAGGGCAAGCGCAGAGAGGACTTCACCAAAGAAGAACTTGCTACATACGGCGAGTACTGTATTAACGACGTGGAGTTAACTTACAAGCTTTGGAAAGGTTTGTCGAGCGCGTTTCCCAACGAGGAGTTGGCCCTCATTGATATGACCTTGCGGATGTTTACGCATCCGGTGTTCATGGTTGACGATGCGTTGTTGCAGTACCGCGCTATCGAATTGGAAGAAGAAAAGCAGACGCTATTACAGGGCTTGATGGGCGTACTTAGATGCAATGATGCTGAGAGCGTTCGTAAGAAGTTGGCAAGCAACAAGCAGTTTGCAGAGGTATTAACTTATTTGCAAGTCCCCGTACCTATGAAGATTAGCAAAACCACAGGCAAGGAGACCTATGCGTTGGCTAAGAACGATGAAGGGTTCTTGGCGTTGCTTGAGCATGAAGAGCCATTCGTTCAACAGCTATGCGCTGTGCGTCTTGGCACGAAGTCCACCATCGAAGAGTCACGCATTGAGAGATTCATAGATGTAGGCAAGCGCAACAAGGGCTACCTGCCTATCCCCCTGAAGTACTACGGCGCACACACAGGCCGGTGGGCTGGCTCCGACAAGGTGAACTTTCAAAACCTTCCGTCAAGAGATAAAAAGAAGAAGGCGTTGAAGAACGCAGTCATTCCGCCCGATGGTCATGTGGTCATCAACTGTGACTCTTCTCAGATTGAGGCGAGGGTGCTTGTGTGGCTGGCAGGGCAGGACGATGTGGTGCAGCAGTTTGCCGATGGCGAGGATGTGTACTCGGTGTTCGCAACCAAGATTTATGGCGTGCCCATTTCCAAAGCCAACCCTATCGAGCGCTTCGTGGGCAAGACCTGCATCCTTGGGCTTGGCTACGGCACTGGGAAATTAAAACTACAGCACACGCTAAAGACAACGCCACCGGGGATCACGGTCTCAGAAGAAGATGCGGGGAACTATGTAGATATTTACCGCGAGGCTAACGACATGGTTATACAGTTATGGAAGGATGGTGATGCGGTGTTAAGAGATTTAACCAACTGGGGCGACACTAAGCCGTACTACTACGGCAGGCACAAGTGCCTCAAGGTCACCAAGGAGGGTATCCAACTTCCCAATGGCCTGTATATCCGTTACCCTAACTTGAAGTGGGACACCACAGAGTCAAAGTCAGGTCATACCTACACCTCACGCAAGGGCAAGGTCTCGATATGGGGCGGCGCAGTGGTTGAGAACGTGGTGCAAGCCTTGGCGCGAATCGTTGTGGGGCAGCAGATGCTCAAGATAAATCAACGCTATCGCGTGGCGCTGACTGTCCACGACGCGGCGGTGTGCGTGGTTCCTGAAGAGGAACTATCTAGTGCCTTAGCTTATATCGTCGAGTGCATGTCTGAGCCTCCCAATTGGGCTAGGGGTTTACCCGTAGCGTGTGAAGCGAAGTACGCAAACAGTTACGGAGAGTGTTAATATTTGTAAAACGAAAGGAAGCTTATGATTGACGATGACACTGACGCTAGTGGTGATTTTTTCATTGACCTGATGAAGACCATTATTGCCATTTTTTGCTTTGTGCTGTTTGTAGGCACCGTTGGTGCAGTTGTATGGGAATTGTTAATATGAAAACAGAAGAAGACGAAGCGTTTGAAGAAATTGAGCGCAGACAAGGCGGCGGCTTTTCCGCTAAGAGGGCTATGGCTGCGGATAAACAGCGCGAACGAGAACGTGAACAAGGAAAAAAACGCATGACAGCCGCACTCGACCGAGCCGTGGCAAATGCACTGGGACTTAAAAGCGTAAACAACTGTGAAAAATGGAGCAAAACAATGACTGAAGAGGACGACGACATACAGGTCTACAAGAAGCCGTGGGTAGGGCTTACGGATGAGGAAAGAGATATGTTTATTTACATAGATGAGAAAGATAAGCGACGATTCCGTAAGTACGGGGAATACATTGAGCAGTTGCTGAAGGAGAAGAACGGATGATTACTCTTTTTGGGGTATGGGCTAGTTTTTGGATTTTTAACTATGAGCACCGTGTGCGGGACAAACGAAAGGAAAAGAATAGATGAAGTGTCCCAATCCCAAGTGTGGGACATGGACATGGGTACTAGAGACCCGCGACAAACCCGAGAACAAAACCTACCGCCGTTACGAGTGCGCCAACGGGCACAAGTTCAGCACGCTGGAGCAAGTTGCTCAATTTAAACAAGACCGAAAGCCAAAGGAACCTGTATGACTACCCCTAACTACACATGGTCTTTTTCTTCTTTGAAGGATTACATGAACTGCCCCAAGCAGTATCAGGAAATCAAGGTGCTCAAACGCTTTTTCAAGGCTCCAACGGCAGCAATGACGTACGGCAACGAGGCGCACAAGGCAGCGGAGAACTATGTGAAGGATGGCATACCGCTGGCTAAGAATTACCTTAGCTTCAAGCCTGTCTTGGATGTGTTAATAGAGACTGAAGGGGAGAAGCTACCTGAGTACCGGATGGCACTGGATAGAGATGGCAATGCCTGTGAGTACGGCAAGGGCTACTGGGTGCGGGGTATCGTGGACTTGTTGATTCTTAACGGAGACACAGCGCACATCATTGACTACAAAACCGGCAGCAATAAGTACGCCGAGCCCTTGCAGTTAAAGCTGATGGCGTTGATGACCTTTGCCCATTTCCCTCAGGTGCAGACCATCAAGGCGGGACTGCTCTTCCTTGCTTATGATAGTTTTATGGATGAGTCTTACAAGCGAGAAGACATTGATATGCTCTGGGGACACTTCCACCAGCAACTAGCTAAACTGGATACTTCATACGCATCGGATGTATGGAACCCCAACCCAACCCCCCTCTGCGGGTGGTGTCCTGTTAAGACCTGCGACTACTACAAGGAAAGACGATGAGCGATTTGATTGACTATGCACGCCCCCTGATGATGGCTGAACGGGCGCTGAAGAAGGCCCATGACTATTTGCTGGAAGGGGACTATGTGTTAGCCCTAGACCAGCTTAAACTAGCTATCGTAGAGACCCGCGCAGCAAGCGCAGCAACCATCCATTTGCAGGAGAAGAGCGATGCCCTACGTTAATAAACCGAGGCCGTACAAGAAAGAGTACGAGCAACAGAAAGAACGGGGCGAACTGCCCAACCGCATGGAGCGCCAACGCGCGCGGAGAAAGCTTGATGCCAAGGGCGTTGACCGCACTGGCAAAGATGTAGCCCATGTCAAAGCATTGTCTAAAGGTGGCTCCAATAAAGAGGGTGTACGGCTGGAGAGCCCGCACAAGAACCGTTCGTTTGCCCGCAAGTCAGATGGGTCAATGAAGTAAGAACCGCCGTTAGGTACGAGTGGGCGCTCGGGGGTTTTTGGATTTCGGCTTTCCCCCCTAAACCGTACCAGTCAGAGGTGTTTGCTCCTTTCGGCATTGATCTGACCGACTAGCCCCCGTAAGGGGCCATATTAAATTTAGTAAGGAACAGTATGGTTGTAGTTGAAGACACGGCAGTGCATCTAAAAGTGCCCTCCACCGATTTGAAGTACATCGAAGGATACATCGAAAAGTACGAGGTGCTGAAGGACAATGGGACAGATGCAGAAGTCCTAGTCTACTGGGGGCTGACTGAAATGCAACGCTTGGTCAAAATCTACGGGGATGCGCCCAACCCGATGAGCAAAGAGTACACATGGCCTGGCTTGTATACGCCGTTCAAGCATCAAGAAACTACTGCATCATTCTTAGCTTTACGCGACAGGTGCTTCTGCTTCAACGAAGCTGGCACAGGTAAAACATCCTCAGTCATTTGGGCTGCTGATTACCTCATGCAGCTAGGCCAAGTGAAGCGCGTACTCATCATCTGTCCGCTGTCCATCATGTACTCCGCATGGCAAGCAGATATATTTAAAACAGCGATGCACCGCACAGTGGGTGTAGCCTATGGCGATGCAGCAAAACGCGCCAAGATTGTGAAGGGCAGCTATGAGTTCGTCATCATCAACTACGACGGGGTGAACACAGTCTCTCCTGAGATAGCAAGGGCAGGGTTTGACCTGATTGTGGTTGACGAGGCCAACGCATATAAAACGGTGACCACTAAGCGCTGGCGCACCTTGGCGAAGTTAATTACCCCCACGACACGACTATGGATGATGACGGGCACACCTGCCTCACAGTCACCGCTGGATGCGTTTGGTCTTGCCAAGCTAGTCAACCCCAACGGCGTACCCAAGTACTTTACAGCGTGGCGCGACAAGGTGATGCAGCAGATTACACGCTTCAAGTGGATACCCAAGGCCTACGCTAAGCAGTTGGTGTTCGACTGTCTGCAACCTGCCATCCGGTTTGAGAAAGCGCAGTGCTTAGACTTGCCGCCGCTGGTGTATCAGACACGCGAAGTGCCGCTGTCTCCGATGGTCTTGAAGTACTACCAACAGCTAAAGAGTCAGATGCTAATTGAGGCTGCTGGTGAGCAGATTAGCGCAGTCAATGCAGCGGCTCAGTTGAGCAAGCTGCTACAGATTTCGGGTGGAGCAATCTACACCGATACCCGCGAGGTGGTGGAGTTCGACATATCTCCACGCCTCAACGCCTTGATGGAAGTGCTTGAAGAAACTGAGCAAAAGGTAATTATTTTTGTTCCATTTCGGCACACTATTGACCTTGTTTCACGCCACCTAACTAAAGAAGGAGTCACCAATGAAGTAATTAACGGAGATGTTCCCGCAAGGACACGCGCTGACATCATCAACCGATTTCAGACCGCGACAGACCCACGGGTCTTAGTTATTCAACCCCAAGCCGCCTCGCATGGCGTCACCCTTACTGCCGCAGACACCATTGTTTTTTGGTCGCCCGTTATGAGCGTCGAGACCTACTTGCAGTGCGTTGCGCGAATAGACCGAGTGGGGCAAGTGAACAGCATGACTGTGGTTCACCTGCAAGGCTCAGAAGCTGAACGCAAGGTCTATCAGATGCTGCAAGGCAAGGTTGATTCCCATGAGAAGCTGGTCGATTTATACAGACAGGAGTTAGGACTGTGATTGAAGAAAAAGACGAAATCGCAACTACAAAGTTGGATGAATTGGTCAAGGTATACTTGACAATACGTAATGAGCGAGACAGAGTGGAAGCGGAGATGAAGAGCCAAATAAAGGAGCTTGATGATGAGTTGGGCCTCCTTGAACAGACCTTCATGTCCACATGCAACGAGAGCAACGCGAAGAGCATACGGACGAGTTACGGCACTGTAATTCGGAAGTTGAACGAGCGGTACACCGTCAATGATGGTGATGGCTTTCGCAAATTCGTTCTGTCGAATGGCGCGGTTGACCTGTTTGAAGCACGTATTCATCAGGGCAACTTCAAGGAGTTCCTCAAGGAGAACCAAGCCGATGGGCTACCTCCCGGAGTGAATGTAATGAGGGAGTTCACGATTGTCGTGCGCAAACCCTCCAACTAGTAAATTTAGTAACAAGGAAATTTGAAATGAGTAATGACCTCGCAACCCTGTTCAGCGGCGCAGTGATGGCTCCCATCGAAGGCCTCGACGAAGATACCCTTGCAGTAGCAGGTGGTGTTCGGCAAAGCAAGCGCATCTCCATCAAGGGTGGTGTGTTCCGCAAGTACGCTGGCGGGAAAGAGATTGGCGCTATCGAAGACCGCCACATGAACGTCATCTTTGTGAAGATGGCACACAAGGCCTCCCGTATGTTCTACGAGGGCGTTTTCCAAGAAGGTCAGAAGGTGAGCCCTGCTTGCTGGTCTACCGACTCTGAGAAGCCCGATGCAGATGTGAAGAACCCCTTGGCCTCCGCTTGCCTTGACTGCCCCAAAGCGGTTAAAGGTTCCGGTCAGAACGGTACAGGTACTGCTTGCCGCCTATCTTGGCGCACTGCAGTGGTGTTGCCCAATGACCCCGCTGGTGATGTGATGCAGTTGGTGTTGCCCGCTACTTCGGCCTTTGGCAAAGAAGACAACGGACGATTCCCCTTCCGGTCTTATATCCAACACTTGGCGTCGCACAACGTCAGCGCGGGACGGGTCATCACTCGGATGGCGTTCGATACCAAGGCCACTGCGCCGAAGGTTGTGTTCACCCCCGCTGGCAAAGTACCTGATGAAGACTTGCCCATCATCGCCCAACAAGCGAAGAGCGCCGCTGCTGAAGCTGCTATCAAGATGAACGTCTTCCAAGCAGATGTAGCCGACGAAGTGCCGAGCCATCGTAACGATATTGCACCTGAGCCCGAGGCTGCAGCCGAAGAGCCAGTCAAACGCGAATCCACCAAACCCGCCGCTGCTGAGAAGGACATCTCGGACGTGGTGAAGAAGTGGTCTAAGAAGTAAGGAATAGGAATGTCACGGTCATACAGTCAATCGTTTTTAGTTGAGTTACACAAGGCCAACCCTCATAGGGCTGGCACTGCGCTGGCGCTTGCTTGCGTCAAAGCTAACCTGCCCGCTAAGTATGTGGCGTGGGCTCTTGATGTGACTAGGATGACTGCGTTTAGCTGGTTCCGTGGCAAACCTATTCGGCACAAAAATTTGCTCAAAGTTGAGACCTTCACAGACCTAGTTGAAAGCGACACCGCTAAGGGACTGCTACCAGCTAGGTCAATCAAAGCCGCACGCGAATATCTTGAAGCAATGGTAGGAAGGAAATACGGCGAAGAATAATTTTTTGGGGGGTCGGTCTCGGCATGTTGCTGTGATTTACGGAGCCGCTAGAAAAGGTCGGCCCCCACCTTATTAACAGAGCGGGCATAGTTCCGCTCTTCTTAACTCTGCGAGACATGTTAAAACAATTCTACGAGAAAGCATTACCCACGCAGGGTGTTTACTGTATCAGTGGCATAGACAAAAATGGCAAGGTCAGCAACAGATTTGCAGAAACACTCGATGATGTATTCAACACAATTGAGAGACTAAAAAAGACACAGAACGTATTCGTAGCCCTAGGCTC